GACCTGACTGGGGGGCTGCACGATCCGATACCGAACGTCTCCCTGATCCGTGTGGAGGATGAGGTGCCCCGCATCGAGCGAGACCCAGCCCTGCGAAACGGCCCGCTGGACGTAATCCGCGGCCCAGTTCTGTCGCGGGCCTGCCCGGAGGACTTGAACCATCGGAAGCTGCGGGGGGATCATCTTCTCCACCTGGACGAGCACAGGCTGGCCGACCGGATCACGCACGACTTCTCCGTTCGGGTCCAGTGCGGGCCGGTAGGTCACGCTGGGGACCCACTTCTCGTAGGGTGCCTCCCAGTCGTAGAGCAGCTTGAGCATCATGGCTCTAGCCCAGCTTCTTCTTGATGGCGTCGATCTCGGACTGGAGCGAGTCGCGCTTGGCCCCCAGACCCGCGATCTCATCCGCCATCTTGGCCACGTTTGCCTCGTGCGCCTTGGTGAGGACCGCGAGGTGAGCATCCATCGACTCCTCAGCCTTCCGCTTGAACTCGCCCACCTCGACCTCGATCTGGTTCTTGCGCTGGACGGCATCCGACTCGGCCTGACGGAGCGCAGCACGAGCATCCGCAGCCCCGCGCACGGCATCCTCACGCTCGCGGTCGAACCCGGCGATCTCAGCCTGGGCAGCCTCGCGGGCCTTCCGCAGGGAGTCGATGTCGTCCTGGAGACCCTTGCGCTGGGCCTTGAGATCACCCAGGTTGCCCTGGACAGCAGCGGCAGCCTGGAGTACCTCTTCCGCATCCGCGAACGCTCGGAGCATGTTCTTCAACTCGCGAGCCTTGGAAATCTGCTGATTCAAGTCCATGGTTACACACCCTTTCCTTTCACGACAAGATCGGCATTGATAGCAGTCGTACCGTCCCCAGCCGTCACATGGGGCCAGACGTGGAGCGGGTTCTCCTGTACCTGTTCGATTCCTTCCGCGGTCTTGGTAATCGGGTTGGCCCCGCCCTCACCCGCGGTCAGGATCGGGTCCCCCGAGACTACCGGAGTCGCCTTGTTCGAGCCGCGGAGCGAGACTGAGCCACCCGCGCCGAAAGTCCCAGAGAAGTGAATGGACTTGTCGTGGGCGGCGGGAATCACGACGGGCTCGCCTGTATCACCGTTCGCGAGCCCAGCCCAGCGGACCACCAGCACTCCCTCACCGTATCGCGTCACCGTTGCTGACTTGACTGCCATGACTACCTACCTACTTTCACCCGATAGGGTCTCAGGAATTTGGGGGCCACGGACTCTCCAGCACGTCGAGCCTCGCTGAGTCCTATCGCGATGGCTTGCTTTCGGGACGTTACCTTCCGACCTTTCCCGGGACCGCGCTTCCCGGAGCGGAGGGTCCCAACCTTGAACTCGTGCATCACCTTGCCGACCTTGCCAGCCATGTTACCCCTCCATCATACCCAAGGCGTTCTTCTTGGGCTTGAGGGGCTTCATGCCTCTCATGCTCACGCCCTTGGCCGCAGCCGCCTGGAACTTCTTCTTCCCATACTTCTTGCGGCCGATGGACGCGGCGACGGCCCCGGGGCTCCGCACGTTTCCCTTGGCTGCGATCTTGGCCTTCAGCTTCTCGAACCCGACGTATGCCATGGTCGTTCTCCTCTCAGCTAATACTCGTTGCCGGACTCGGGCACCTTGCGCCCGGTCGGCATCTCAGCGTCTCGGGTTCGGGGAGTCTGTCGAGGCAGCTTGCCAGACTCTTCACCAGACTGGGAGATCGGCGCATCCTGGTGCGTATTGGACCGCTCGTTCCAGTACGCGAGGTCGCAGAGAGGGTCCTCCTGGCCGTATGCGTTCTTGGCCATGACTACATGCCCTCCGACCGGAAGGAATCCTTGCCGCCCGTGTTCTTGCCGATCATCGGGTCCCCGGCCTTGCCTGGGTCCACGGGCTCCTGAGGGCCAGCCTCCTGGGACCTATGCGTGTTGGGGTCTACCGCATAGCTCGCGTCCCGGGTATCGGACCCGCGACTGTCGTGAGGCCCCGGCTTCGGATGCGCCATGACTACCTCTCCTTTTCGGCGGCGACCCGCCGATCTTCTGCGTCCAGTAGAGCTAAGGTCTCGGGGAGGTTCCTCAACCGCTTGAAGGCTCGAACCTCGCCCTGGAGCCGCGCGACCTCGACACCCTCCGCACTCCCGAGCCGTTCCTGAGCCTGATCCTCCAGCATCTTGAGGTGCTTCTTCATCACCGGCCACGAGATCGTCTCGGCCACAGTATCGCTCATGTCAAACCCCCTGGCAACCCGACTCCCATACTACCATCCTGGGAGCGCGAGGCGTTCCGATCCATGGCTTCACCTGAGGACGGGATCGACGTGTTGCCTCCCCCACCGCGGGAGCCCTTGGGAGTCCGCGGAGGCTTGGCGGCGTTCTCCATGCCCTGTTTCTTGGCTTGCTCGGCTTGCCCGGCGGCGAGGGCCTGCATGAGCCGCTCGGCCTGAATCATCATCATCTCCTGGGGCGGGATTTCCTCGATGATGTTGTCCGCGCCACGCTCGCCAAGCCCGTCACGCCACACACGCTTGAGGATGGCTTCCACGTTGATCCGCTTACCCCGGCGCATGAGGTCCTCGGAGATCACCGGGTACATCTTGGCGATCATGCCGAGGGTCGCCACGAGCCGCTGGGCTCGCACCTGATAATCCTGGGACTGGATCGAACCGACCCACTTGAAGTCCCACTCGCCATCCATCTGGGACACGTTGATCTTGCGAGCCGGGAAGTCCTTGGTCCCCGGAATCTTCATCATCTGGGTCTTGGGGACGAACTCCAGGGTCAGCTTGTGGAGATCACCCATGAGGGGCGTGAGGATCATGTCCTCAATCATCCTCGCCCCATCCGTGATGTCGCTCAGAGACATCTGGAGCAGGCTGGACACGGCCATCCCTGAGCGAGGCATGTTGCGGGTTGGCGTCCCGTCCGCAAGAGGACCCATGCCTGAGTAGTTGTCCATGAGACCCATCGTGAAGGAGATGCCCTGGTAGCCCGCCTTGGTCGTGTCGTGGGGCTCCATGAACTTGACGCCCGTGGGGTCCACCAGCCACTTCGCGCGAGGCCGGAACACGATGCTGGACATACGCTGCACCAAGTCCGGGTTGATCGCGGTCGGGGGCGAGAAGAGGGTGGCCTGTCCCTCCAGGGTCATGTTCACCTGATCGTTGAGGAGGACTTGGAGGGGTTCGAGGTCGTCCATCAGACCCGTGGTGTAGTGCTCGCCGGGAAGATCGCGGGCCGCCGCCATCCGGTACGGGTGACGCTGGAAGGCTCGCTTGTTCGTGCGGACCACGCGAGGGGAATCCGGGACGTTCCACACGAGCCACCGCTGCTCCCAGTGGTCACCGCGATGAATCCACACGTCGGTCAGGGAGACGAAGCGGATCAGGGGACGCTCCTTGTTCTCCAGGCCCTCGCCCTCAGTCCGAGCCGTGACGGAGTTCGAGGGCTCGACCATGCCCTGCAACGCGAGCCGCTGGGTCCAGGAGGTCGGCCAGGACGGGTCCACGAGGTCCCGCTGCTGGATCGGGTCCGCTATCTTCATCTCGACGTTCAACTGGTACGTCTCCCAAGCCATCATCGTGTCCTCGAACACGATGGTCGCGTCGTCGAGGTCCGTGACCGTCTCGGGCCAGACGTAGAAGGAGAAGGGGTCCACCGCGCGAACGTGGGGCCAGACCTGGGCCTCGGCTCCATCCTTCACGACCCGCACGTAGCTCTTCGCGATGGCGCGAGAGTAGATCGCGTAGGAGCGGAGGAGTTGACGCACGAACGGGTAGGGCTTGATGCGCTTGGTCCAGAGGAAGGAGTGGTAGGCCCGCACGGACTCCGCAGAGCGTCCTGCCTGATCGTCGTACTCGTTGCCGGGGTACACCTCGAAGAACTCGGGAGACGGGACGAGCATCTGAGCGGCGCGGGTCACGTACTTCTCGACCGATTTCCGCCCGGCCGGGACGAAGTGATTGAACATGTCGGAGCGGAAGAAGCTGCGAGTGTTCTTGCCGCGCCACGCCGCGTGGTACAGGAGCCACTGCTGATCCTGGGGAAGTCTGCGCGAGCGGATGTCGGTGAGCAGGGGTCCGAAGAACGCCGGACCCATCGTGTCGCCCTTCGGGGAAGCCGTGGACTCCGAGCCTTCGCCTGCCATCTAGTCTCCCTCCGTCAGTTCGCGAAGCGCCTGATCCACGAACCACCAGTATTCGTACTCGGTCATGCTGCCGTACTTCTCCAGAAACTTTCGCTCCAGGGTCTCGATCCCGAGTCTCTTCCTCATGCTAGCTTCTCCATCCAAGCCCAGCGGTCTCCATCTTCATCGTGGGCTTCGTTCGCGTAGCCTTGCTCCGTGCGCTCCAGTTCATCGAGCCCCTCGCCCGAGCGGGCTGCGTGCCGATAGAAGAGTTCGCCCGCGTATCGGAGAGTGTCCATCGGGTTGTCGTAGTACCCATCCTTCACCGGCTTGGGCTTGATCGCCTGACCGGGGCGCTCCTGAGCGTAATGGTAACCCCCAGCGAGCCCCTCGATCACAGTCTGGCACCTCCGGTGAATCGTGAGTAGATAGTACCCGCACTTACACCGCTGCGTCAAACAGCGACGGATGAGGTCCAGGCCTGGGTCGATGTCCGGGAACTTGCGGTACTTGAAGTGGAGGTTGAAGCCCCCATCGGCGCGAGGCCGGGCGAGCCGGATGATCGGGCCGGGTCCCTTGTCGGTCACCTGGGCTCCCGCGGCATCTCCCCCGTCCACGATGAGGGAGAGGGGGATTTTCTGGCCAAACATAGCCTGGGTCTCGTGGAGGACTCCCCGAGCCTGCCCGGTGAGCGGGTCCACCGAGAGCGCGAACTGTTCCGCCGTCAACTCATGCGGGACGTACTCGTGGAGGACCGTCCAGTGAAGATTGCCCTCCTTGCACTTGAACATCTGGTGCCACGTGCAGGCGGGATTGTGGAAGCCGAAGTCCCAGACGCGGATCAGGGTGAGATTCTTCACCTCGGGGTCGGAGACGTGCTTCTGGAATGAGAACTGGGGATACACGGGGCGGCCCTCGTAG